TGGGTCAGTTAGTATGTACTAACCCAAGAATGCAAGGAATGATTGTTGGTGGTCCTACTGGCTACTAGAAAGGGGGTTAGATAATGGCAGGATTTTCAGATTGGAAGAAAACAGGCAGTGTTATACTCCCACAGGCAATAGACTCAAATTCTTCTACAGAGCAAGTTAAGTTGGGCACTAGAGTAACAGCTCAACATGATGACTATGGTGTAGCAGAGTTTATTTACCTAAAAGGCGTTGCTTCTACAGCACAAGGGATAGCAGTTGTTTATGATGAAAATTATGTAACTGCACTAACTGCAGCAGGTGGTGACGATGAAGGTAATATAGCTGTTGCTATGTCAGCTAGCGTAGCTAATGAATATGGATGGTACTGTATATATGGTACTGTTCCTGTTGAAGTTGAAGCCTCTGCAGCAGCTGATAAAGCTGTATACTTAGGAGCATCAACAGCAGGACATCTAGATGATAATGATGTCGCTGGTGATATGGTTCAAGGAGCTGTTACTAGGAGTGCAATAGATACTCCTAATACTGGTCAAGCATGGATTCAATTATCGTATCCAACTTGCAATGACGCAGCAGACGATTAAACAGTAGTAAATAACTCTTAAACGAGTAACAAACTGGGGGCAGGGTAACTTGCCCCCATATTTGGAGATAAATGAAAGATAGTAAATTAAAAAAAGCAGGGGTATCAGGATATAATAAAGCAAAGAGAACCCCAGGTCATCCTAAAAAATCACATATAGTAGTAGCTAAAAAAGGTGACAAGACTAAAACAATTAGATTTGGACAGCAAGGAGTTAAAACAAATCAAACAGCAGGACAAAGAAAAGCATTTAAGAGTAGACATAAAAGAAATATATTAAAGGGAATATTTAGTGCAGCATACTGGGCAGACAAAGTAAAGTGGAGCCCAAGTAAAACAAAGAGCCCATCTATGAAATGGAAAAAAGGAAGCTAAGATGACAGGAACAGAAATGATGAACAGCTTAGGGTATCGGATGGAAGATACTGGAGAAGCTAATTTTGGACAAGCCCAAAAATTACAGGCACTAAACGATGCACAGCGTCAAGCAATATCAATGCTAACAAATGACGCACTATCACACACCCAAGTAAGGGATGATTTAGATTCAGGAACAGAAGATGCTAGCTTTGGTGGGCACACTTACTTTGCACTGCCAGCAGACAGTGATGGTGCAGAAAAATTAATGAATAGAGTAGTAAAAGCCTATGATAACACAAATGAAAGATTTATAGAGATGGTAAGCCCTGCAGGGTTTGAAACGACAAATAAATATAACTATGGAACATTGGGAACCCTTTTAAATAATAGACTGTATGTATCTACTAGCGACACAGAAGTAGACTCAGTATTTATGGTACATATACCAACACCAGCAGATATAGCTGATAGTGGGACAGAAATAACACATTTTAGTGACTCAGTACAGCAAGTAATAGTAGAGCTAGCAGAAGCACTTTTATGGAGACAAGATAATAGACAAAATAGAGCAAGTGCAGCATCAGCTAACGCAGCAGCAATGATACAAACAATAAACGCATCAGGAGTATAATGCCAAGAATTGAAGCAAATTTAGATGCAGGACTAAATACTCAAGATGACCCAAAAAGGGTCGGACTTAATGGCTTTGTGCAGCTACAAAACATACGCCACGTTAATGGCAAGATAATAAAAAGATTTGGAACAGGTGCTCAGTCTAGTAATATATCAGGGAACGATGCATCAAATCCTTCTTGTATTATTAATAACGCAGGCATATTTGTACATAGAAAGCTAACAGGGGCTAAAATTTCAGATGTATCAGCAAACAAAATAACATTTACTGCATCTAATGGAAGGATGAATTTAGACGATACGTCAGGATTAACTATTCCAGGGCAAACAGCAGACTTTAGAAATATATTTAAAGCAGGAGATACTATAGTTTTAAGTACATCTGCAACCGATGGTGGTGTAGCTTGTCAAAACAAAGACAAGGCATTAGTTATAGAATCAGTTGATTCAGCTACACAAATTACATTTAAAACAGCAGTAATAGATGAAGAATTAGATGGTGGTTCAGTAACAGCACAGTTTACTTTTGTTTTTGACAGAAATGACGATGGTGCAACACCTAACAACCTTCAGATTAATGACGCAAATTCATTTGATGGTAGAGCATTAATAGTAACATACGCAGATGGAACGAACATGGAAATTGGTATGCTTAATGCAAATGACTATGGAGACTTAGATACTATTGCAACAATAGCAAATGCCTCAGATATTCACATTAGAATGAGAACATATACAGATGGTGTTAGATTTGCGTGTGGGTTAGACAACTCTCCATTATTATTTAAGTATATTAACAGACAACATTTTAATGGAATGCTAACTCACGACTACAATTCTGATGCACACACAATGTACCCTACATGGTTTATGGACACTGCAGTACCTATAGAGCAAGCAAACACATACACTGTTGATTCAGTATCATCTCCAGAATTTATAAGTGGCTCACTAGATTTATCAAACAATGTTTATGATTATAAGTTTATTCCTTTGTACGATGGTGTACAAGAAGCACTACTTGATGATGCAGTTATAAATGAATCTAGTTCTTTAGTTAGTAATCGTAATGTAGAAAAAAGTGGAATATTAAGTTTAGAGCGTTCAGCATTTAAATTAACAGGAAAAATAGATACTCGAAATTTTAACCCAAGAACTAGTGGATTAAATGTATACAGAAGTACAAATGGTGGAACATATTATAAAATAAAAACAATTTATATGGGTGATAATGACCCTAACCAAAAGCAACTTGATTTATACGCAGCTAACGATATTTTATTTTTTAAAGGTAATACAGCACCAGTGGCTGCAACATTTAATAGCGTAAACTTAATAGTTGATGGATTTAGATACCAACCTAAAGATGGTGGGACTACTCCAGATTTTGATGGAACAGGATATAATCTAGTGAATACAGATACAGACACTGGATATGCAAGTAATTTTGATATAGAAGTTAGCACAAGTGCAAATATGAGTCCTGGATATTATGGTTCAGAAAAAATATATAAATTTAATCATAAATCAGAGGACACAGAGACAATATTTGCAGATAATGGAGAGTGTACAGGTGGAAGTGCAAATGGAGGTTGGTATTTTGCAGGGGATGAATTAATAGATAATATTGATTTAGAAGATGATGTAGGCGGAGGTTCTGGGGATTCAATAGACATGGTATCCGATGATACAGGAACAGCTGGTCCTTTTGGAACAGCGTTTGGAACAGGTAACTCTGGAAATGGTAGCTTCACGCCACATTTAAAATTTACTCACGATGGAGACCCAAATGAAGATTTAAGAAGAATTGATGTTTTTAGTAGCCTTAATACAAGTGCTGAGTATATAATTAGTGGATGGATACGAGCAGAGGGATTTAATAGAAGCGATGCGAGCTGGAGATTGTTTTTATCTACAAGTAACAGCTTAACAGATGCAAATGCACCAGCTGATATTGTAACTATTGCAGAAGGAAAAGGTGGAGAGAGAAATCAAAACATCGATAAGTGGAGGTGGTTTCAATATACAGTAGGACCTGTATCAGACATTGTGATGTATATGTCTATGAATGTAATAGGAGACATATATAATGGTGCAAGAGTTTATGTAAAGGCGTTATCATGCAGACCAAGTGTGTCTAATTTTACATTAAATGATAATTGTACAGCATTTTTAGGAAAACAAATTGGAATGTCGTCACATTTGTCTGACCTCGGACTTCCTAATGGAGTATTAAAAGGAAATTCAATACAAGAGCATGATGATAACCCAGTTAAAAACTACCCTACTAATTTAACTGCAGACAGAGCTGAGGTAGTAGATAATTTTGATAGCTTTTTAAGGTCAGAAATTTTAGTGCCAGATTTAGGGGGTAGTGCTGCTGATGGAACTCCAGGAGAGGATACATTTCTTTTTGGAACCTCTAACTATCAATTTTATTCTAATGGAACAGGAACGTCAGCAGCAACCAACAGATATGTATTATTTGATTTTTATGACCCAGGGCTACCAGATGGAGCTAGACATCCTAATGAAGGAATTACATCGCTAGATGTTAAATTTAAATACGCTACAATGCTAAATGGTAGGCAGTTTGTGGCTAACGTAAAAATTACAGGAGATGAGGATACTGAAGAGCACCCTAACTTTGTTATGTACTCTAATCCAGGCTCACCAGATTCTATACCTACAAGTAACTTTATTAAGCTTGATGACCTCCAGGGTGGAGAGATAGTAGGAATAGAAACTTTAATGAGTGATATAGTTGTGTTTATGACTAAAGGTATATTTAGAATTAATGTACCTAGTGGAGACCCAACTAACTGGAGCTTAGTAGAGTCTCATCCAAACATAGGATGTTTAAATGATAAGGGTATAACTAAAGCACCAAATGGAATATTTTTCTTATCAAATGAAGATGTTATATTTTTAGACTCAGGATTTCAAGCAACACCAATAACATATCCGATAAGAGATGATTACCAGTCTACAGTAGCAAGTAGCTCAAGTATAATGAAGACACATTATGATGCAAAATATAATAAGCTATATATAACAAAAAGCGTATCATCAGATACAGAGTTTTACATATACGATATATTTAGACAGGTATGGTATACAGAAAAACACACAGGTGTAGAATATGATGAATTTTCTTTTGATAACAACAACAATACATTATTAATAGAAAGTGCAACTAATAGCAACGTAAGAAAAGCAGTAGACACGTCAGAGTACAGAGATAAAGGGAGTGTTGCAATAGAGATGATAGCACAGACTGGTGAACAGGAGTTAACCCCTTATGACCAAAACGCCTACATAAGAAGAGTAAATACAAACACAAATAAAGGCTCTGGCTCAGGAACAGCATTAGACTTACAGGTCGTATCAGGTTCAACCTTTACAAAAAATAATTTTTTAAATGGAGTTCAGTCAACTCGTACTAGTCAAAGAGGGAAAAGTGTACAGGTTAAAATATCAGACGATAGCTCGGCAGAAAATGAAATAAAAGAAATATCTAGACTTGAGGTAGAGTATGAGTAGTATAGGATATAAGTCAACAGACCCAGAAGTAAATAAATTAATAACAAGATTGCAGCAGATTATATCTGACTTAGAGGCAAGAATAAAAAAATTAGAACAAGGAAGTTAATATGATATGGGATAAATTAGTAGATAGATGTTTACTTTTCACAGACGCACCAGGTGGTTTGTTAAAAGAGCTTTTAAAAGAAGCAGAATCAGAGCTTTCTGATAAATTAATGCTTCATGATTCGCTTTACAAGATAAAAGTCCCAGGAACGAATTATGGTTTAGGATTGCGTTCTAATGACAGTGCGACTGAACACAATTATATAAAATTACCTTCAAATTACATAAAGGATATAGGCGTTACACATAAAGGAACCAATCTTCTAAAAATGACAGAAGAGGAAATATACAGAAGCCATCAAGGGCAATCATTTACAGGTACGCCTACAGCTTACTCAATATCAGGTGACCATATAGTATTTAATACAGCCCCACAAAAAGATGACGTTTTTATATTACATTATAAATCTAGAATAACAGAACAAACTAAAAACAAAGTTTTAACATTATTATTTTATACTCATGCAGATTCACTTATATATTTAGATACTCCACTTGGAAGTGCACTTAATAATTCAAAGATATATTTTGAAAATCAAGCAAGGGAGTTAAGTGGAGGTACAACATCTAATCAAACAGCATCAGCAGGACTACCAGATACAATTATGTCAAATTTAATAGTAGACCCTGCAACAATAGGGGGACCAGCCCCTGAAAGACTAGTTACTAAATATACAATAAGTTCTCAACTATCTGCACAGGGTTCATTAGCAGATGACCAATGGTCAAATGCCAATGGTGCGTTAGTTACAGTATTAAATTACAGAAATGTAGCCCCTTTAATCCCAGAGCAATTTCATACTAGCTTATGCGACTACGCAGTAGCAATAGCAAACGCAAAATCAGCACCAGATATATATAACACCTATTGGACAAAATGGACGATGAATATGGACAACTTAATTAATGAAGCAATGGATAGAGACCTTATACATAGAATCAAGGAGGAAATCTAATGCATTTAGCTAACAAAATAAATAAATGGGTACACAGTGGACCCTATGCTAATTACGCAGAAATAGAACCAGTAACAGCTTCTTTAATAGCTGGTGGAATTGCATTGGGCAAAGCAGGTATTAAAGCAGGAAAATCTTTAGGAGCAAGAAAGAAAGCTGTAAAAGCATTAAAAGCAAGAAGGAAAGAACAGCTTAAGGCATTAGACCAAGCCTCAGGAATGACTGCAGAAGAGCAACAAGCAATATCTAGGATGCGTAGAGGTGCTGAGCAAGGTACGATGGATGTTGCAAAATTAAATCAGCAGATGGCACAGCCTCTATACCAGCAAGGAGAAACCCAAGAGGCACAGGCAATGCAAAAAATTACTCAGCAAGGATTAGAAGGCTCAATAATAGCACAAGATGTTTCTCGTAAAGTAGGTTCAGATGTAAGAGCGTCTATAGCACAGCAAGCACGTCAAATAGCGATGGACAATGAGCGTACTAAAGCTGATGCAGCAAGAAGATTATCACAGGCACAAATGCAAAGAGGGCAACTGCTAAGAGATATTGCAATAAAGCGTGGACAGGTAGAGGCAGATTATAGAGCAGGAAGAGCAGCTCAGCCGAGTGATTTAGATGTATTTGCAGATTTTAACTTAGATGCGTTAGATGCAACTCAAGACTTTGTCACAACCAATTATGGGGGTGGTACCCCTACTGGTGGCGTAACTAAAAGGAATAATTAAATGTCAAGACAAATAAAAGAACGTATAAATAAAATGGGACTAGACCCTAATTCAGCGTATACATATGATGATACTGGACAGACATTTATTACAGGTAAAACTGGTAAGTTTGAAAAATTTGTAACTGAAGAAGAGTATCAAGACTTTATAGAAGCAAAAAAAGCAAAAGAAATATTTGAGCAAGCAGTTAAAGAAGACCAAAAAGCAGTAATAAAAGCTAGAATAAAAAGACAAAGAGCAGAGAAAGAGCTTAAAGAAAGCCCTGAAATGCAAAGTGAAGAGTTTGCAGAAAAAAAACAAGGACTGCAAAATGCCTACGTTGATTTAATAACTGCTGGAGACGACAATAAAAGATATGACAAAACCTTAGAAATATCTGACCAGCCTGAATTTTATAAAGAGTATAATAAAGTTATAAACGCTGAAAAAGAATTAAATAAAGTAACAAAAAAACTTTCAAGACTAAGAGGAGACAGTGTATATTCAGACTCATTAAATATAGTTAGGGAATTACTTGGAAATGATACAAATTTCTCAGCAAAGCTTCCAGGTAAACCAATTCAACCAAAAGAGGAAGAAGTAGAAGAGGTGCCACAAGAGAGTACACCAGTAGATTCTCGGAGATATTTTAATCCATACACAAGGTCAGGAGTAACTAGCTCTATTGAAATACCTGAAACTAAAGTAGTAGAACAAAGAGATACTTTAGAAACTAAACCTCAGCCATTACCTGGTGTTTTACAACAACCAAAAAAATCTACTCAAGACGCTGATAGAAAAAAAAAGATATCTGATGAAGAACTAAAAAGAATACTAGGCTCTTAATGGCAAATCCATTTAAAGATATTTTTAAAAGAAAGTATACTCCATATTACTCAGTAGAGGGAGTAGATGATGCTACTAAGCAACAAATTAGAGAATTTGGTCAACAGCTTCAGCAAGACCCAACAAGGTTTACAGAACAGCAAGCTGAAAATATTACTACATTAAATTATCGTTTAGATAATCCTATAGACCCAGACCTAGAATTATACCAGTCCATACAAGAAGGAACTCCAGGTAGAGGTGCGTTTGGGCAAAGACAAACTTTAGAGGATAAAAAACTTAAAGTAACTCAAATGGCTATGGGCAAAAATAAAGAAAGAACAGAGGATTTAATTGCAGGTCTACAGGACATAAGTGAACCAGAGCCAGTAAACACCTTAACTAATGTAGAAAGCGTAATACAAGAAAGCCAGGTAGATGAAAATATAGAGGACGAGCTACAACAAGCACGACAGCGTATAATAGAAACAAAAAGAGATATATACACAAGAGCATTAGGGGTAGACCCATACAAAAACGTAGTAACAGCATTTGATAACTGGTGGGAAAAAACAAAGCAAAATGAAGAAGAGTTTGAGAAGTATGTACAAAAATATCAAACAACTACAGACTTAAAAAATGATTTTAAAGAATCTTTACAAAAAGGAACCTTAGAAAAAGATTTTGGAGTTGAGATACCTGAAGAGCAAACACTTCCAGAGCAAAAACTAGAAATACCAACTACAGAGGCTTTGCCAGAATCAACAGAGCAAGACATATCTGTACAAGAAAATTTTGATAAAGTTCCAGAAGCTAGCCAAGATATGTATGCTAGAGGTATATCTGGAGTAATGCTAAAATATGAAAATGTAAATGATAGCACAAATTTAGGAAAAAACTTAATAAAGTTAAATAACCTATGGGCTATAAAGTATGGTCCAAGGGCAGCAAAGTTTGGAGCAAAAGACTCAGGTATACCAGCGTCAGACGGAGGAACCTGGGCTCAGTGGGATAATGAAGAAGAGATGCAAAAAGGCTCAAGAGCTGTAATCAATGAAATGTATTTTATTGATGCTGAAGGAAACCCACAAAGATTTGTTTTAAACTACATACTAGGTCCAAACGCTACACAAGAACAAATTATTGCAAATAAAGACGCAATAAATAATAGAGTAAAAGAAATAAACAATAGCATGGCAGCAATGGACCAATTTGAAGCAGCTAGGCAAACAATAGAGTCAAGAAAAGATAAAACTGAAATAGCTCAGCTATATACAGCAGAAGACGCAGTAAAAGATATTTGGTTAAATCCTACAAAATATATTCCTATGGGCGACTTACTTCCATACCAAGCACAAAAAATTAATTATATTTTAGACATTGCAGAAAAGTTTGACACAGACCCCTCTACTCTAAGCATGAAAGAGCTTACAGACTTTAAAGAATACATTTCAGATAAAAATTTTAAAGCAACAGCAACATGGAGTGCACAGCTAACCGAAATGATTTTACAAATGCCAGCATTTTTCGGTGAAACTTACGGAGCAGCTAAAATTTTAAAGTACGGTGGAAAATTTACAAAGTCATTAAAGGGGCTAACTCCTGCTAAAGCAGCAGAAAGAAT